TCAAGAACGCATGATTGATGCGGAGAGGCAGCGCGACAGGCTGGCGGAGGCTTTGAATGCCATCTTAAATGATGATCCAGATTCTCCGCTATACAAAATAAAAGAAGCCCGTGCCGCCCTCGCTGCATGGAAGGAGGCTCGCTGTGAATCCTGAAGCACAACGGATCGCCATCGCGAAAGCGTGTGGGTGGAAATTGGTTACGGATAATCCAGAATATAATCCAGAATATGAGCCATACTGGGAAGATCTAAAAGGAAATATGGTTGCTGTTAGCAACGGTGTTCATAGATTGCCAGACTACCTCAACGACCTCAACGCCATGCACGAAGCGGAGGACACAATGTATGATGGTCAACTGTGGATTGAATATGAAATCGAACTCACCACTGCAATGGACCATGTTGGATGGCAATTTCACGCTACCGCCGCTCAACGCGCTGAAGCCTTCCTGAAAACACTGAACCTATGGAAACCATGAAGACAGACACACCAGAGACAGACGGAGAATGGAACCGCCTAGCTTGCCAAGACCACCCCGCAACTGGATGGGGCTTCGCCAGAAAGTCACCCGACACCACTAACCACGAAAATACTATGCAAACCGAAAATGATACATCGAAGCTGGAAGACTCACCCGAACAAGAGGATGGTGAGGGTTGCTCAGGAGCGTCTTGTTCGCGGTCTTTGTTGACCGATAGACTGCGATCTGAGTTGCACGAATCGAACGCCCCTCAAGTGGTGTGCTACAATCAAATGATGCTGCTGGCACGCAAACTGGAATCAGCATTGCGAGACATGATTGATGCGGAGGATAGACACGGATACGGGGCGAGCATGAGTCATCCGCGCGTCACGAGGGCGCGTTCCGCTGCGGTCAAAATTCTTTCCGCGAAGCCCTCAACCAACTAAATCTATGAACACTGACACACCGAGAACGAATGAAGCCCTTGTCGCCATACTTGAGAGGGACGGCGAGCTGTCCGAAAAGAATGCGCCCGAGGCACTAGTGAAACTTTGCAGAGCGATGGAATGCAAAGTAAAGGAACTGAACCACCAACTCGCCAGATCGCAAGAAGCCGCGGATCGGCTTGAAGAGTTGCAGGCACAGCTGCAGGAAGCACAGGACTATGCGAACCGATTGGTAGCGCATAAAAATATGCTGTGTCTGCCAAAGGATTTGCAAAATCTCCGTAGCGTGAATTCACAGTTTGCGGCGGAAAATCACATCTTAAAAGAACAGATGAGAATACTAGAGAGTTCTAAAAACCAAATAACATGGACATAAAAGATAAACGAATAACTGTTACTGTTGTGAATCATAATAAGTTCAACAGCGAATTGCAATTAACGATGAACTGGGATGCCAATCTCGATGATTGGATCGGTGCATTCAAGACGATCTTGATTCATCAGACGTTTGCAGAAGATAGCGTCAAAGAATTATTTGAAGACGCTATCCAATACACACTATTATGAGCAGCACTGCATACAATGGATACAAGCACTTCTTTCTTGATGTTGAAACCACTGGCACTGATCGGTCATTACACAACATTTTTCAGATTAGTGGAATCCTTACAGACGAGAACTTTAATATTCTAGAAGAATGTGACCTTAAGTTTAAGCCGTTTAGTCTTGAACATTGGGAGCAGGGCGCATTGGACAAGACGGGCATGACATTAAAATCACTTGCCGAACTAGAGTTGAATAGCGCCGGTGCTTACCTGCAATTCTCACAGTTGCTATCACGTCATTGCAATAAGTTTGACAAGAAAGACAAGATTCATTTTGTTGCCTATAATGCAAGCTTTGATGCAGACTTTATTCGTGAATGGTTTGCCAAACATGGAGACAACTATTTCGGCAGCTGGTTTTGGCATCCGCAGATTTGCGTAATGCAAGCCGCGGCATGGATGACCCAACGAGTACGTGGCGCATTGCCCAATTTTCAGCTGGGAACGCTCTGTCAATGTGCTGACCTGGGATGGGATGAAACACAAGCACATGATGCAAAATATGACATTCTGAAGACTCTGCAGCTGTTCCGATACATTCAGGCAAATGTGCCTACGCTGTAACTCATTGAAAATCAACGGAAACCCAAAAAATGCATATTTTTGAAGATTTATGTATTTTTTCCTTTACAAGTCCTCAAAAATGTTGTATAATAATTCTGTAAGGAAACCACCACAAAATATGTCAAAACCAACTGTTGCTACCCTCAAGTCGTTTATCGCTAAAAACCGAGCAAACCTATTCGTTCAACAAAAAAGTGCATTTGACGGCATGCATGATTGCGTGATGCAAAATGAGCATGCTGGCTTTACTCCTGCAACCGCAAGTGACGGTTATAAAAATACTCTAGGCATCAACGGAGTGTGGGTTGTGGGCCGAGACGCAATCTCGCCTTTTGAAGCTAAAGGTTTTAAAGGCTATAGCGTCTACAATTGCTGCGGCTCGTTTGTCCTTGCTGTCCGTGCCTAATTTCTAAAACTAACCTCTACCTATAAATTATATTATGAAAGACCAAAACTACATTGTACTTGATAAGAATGGAAACGAAGTGATTGTGCCAGCGCGCACAGCATCTGAAGCATTAGGTATCTTCCTTAAGCGCGGCCGATTCGGTTTGGGCGCTGGCTGGACGCTTACTCGCCAACCAGACGGTTGGATTGTGGCTAGCAATAAGACTGGCAGGACGCTTGAGCGTACCTACCACAAGCTGCGCGAAGCAGACTACAGCCGCGCGCACAAGCGCTATTCCAACATTGCCTAATCTCCTAATACACACCAACTACTATATCATGAAACTAAAATTTAATTCGCAAACATCTTTTAATACCGCTTACAATGCACTTAGTGGCAATAACTTTAAGTTTGACAACTATCGCGATGAACTCGCACTAAAGTTCTTTACTACAGAATGTGTCGGCAATGCAATTCTCGACTTGACCTCAAAAGGATTGATTGAAGGTACTGACTTTAATTTTTATCGTTATGCTGCTTAATGAATCGGGCGGTTACGCAGCCCGATTTGATTATATCACTAAATTATGAAATTACCTACCCTTTATAGTCGCACGAGCACGGGAGCCATTCAAGTATGGACCGTCGAAATTCAAGAAAACGCTTACCGCACATTGCATGGTCAATACGGTGGCAAGATTGTCACCACCGAATGGTTTACGGCGTCTCCTACTAATGTGGGGCGAAGCAATGAGCGTGACGGCGTTGCACAAGCTCTGTTTGAGGCTCAGGCATGCTGGAAGAAAAAGTGTGACAGCGGAATGTTTGAAGACATTCTTGCAGTTGACACCTTTACATTCGTCGAGCCGATGTTGGCAAAAAAGTGGGAAGATCGCCGCAGTAAGGTTTCGTTTCCGCTCTATTGTCAACCCAAGCTGGATGGCATGCGCGCAGTCATTACTCGACATGGTGCAACAAGCCGCAACGGCAAGCCATGGGTAACCATCCCGCACATTCTCAAAGCATTGGAACCAGTGTTCGCAGCATACCCAGATTTGATTCTGGATGGTGAATTGTATTGCCACGGGCTACACGATGACTTTAACAAGATCAGTTCGCTTATCAAAAAGACTAAGCCTACCACTGCAGATCTTGAGGAAAGCGCTGCAACCATTCAATATCACTGGTATGATATTGCGGACAACAAGCTAAAGTTTGTTGATCGTAACCAAAAGATTGGGAGCATTTGCGCAACATATGATTTTAACGAAAAGTCTGTGGTTGTTCCAGTACCAACATATGTTGCATGTGATGAGCTGCATCTTGATGAGCTGTATGGTATTCTTCTTGAAGATGGTTATGAAGGTCAAATGGTTCGCACCAATGAGCCTTATGAATTTAAGCGCAGCAACACACTGCTTAAGCGCAAGGAGTTTCAAGATGATGAATATCGTATTGTGGAAATTTGTGAAGGTAATGGCAACAAGACTGGAATGGCTGGTTATGCTGTTCTTGAGCGCGAAGATGGTGTTCGTTTCCGTAGCAATATCAAAGGCAATCATACGTTCCTAAAAGCGCTGCTGCCACAGGCTGCAAGTTATGTTGGGCAATATGCAACCTGCAAGTACTTTAATCTTACACCTGACGGGATCCCAAGATTCCCTTATGTGATTGGATTCCGTGCTGGACGTGGAATGGACTAACATATGAAACGATTTTACTGCATAAAACACTCCGCTATGATGATTAGCGTGATTGTAGCTAACTTTGCTGCATGGATACTAATCGTGTATGCATTCGCCGCCTTAATTAAGCATTATCTCTGATTCCGCATCAGTTATGCCGCAAATCTGGATTTTTCTGGATTTGCGGCATTTCTATGTAACTTGTTGGTAGTCTGTAGCGGAAAAATATGCATTTTTCTTCATTTTTTCCTTTACAAAGCCGATTTTTTGTTGTATAATAATTCTGTAAGGAAACCACCACAAAATATGACTACTCCAACCGTAATTAAGACCACCACCTCCGATATTGACAGCCAAAACCGCCAGTTTATCTGGACGCAATATTCCGATGGCAGCGCGCTTAGTTGCGAAATTACTCGCTGCACCGGCGATGCCGCACGCCCCGCCAAAGAAACTTGGCGGGAGTTTCACGAAGCTGGCAGCACCATGGCGCTCATGATTTGCGCTTGGTAATTGCTGGTGTGCCTAAAATTAAACTTTACCTATAAATTATATTATGAAAAACTATACTATGTACGAAACCTATAAAACCGAAGCTGAAGCACTCGCGGCAGCTGAAAAGTACGCTACTGAAAACTGTGGTGTTGATACATTCGACGGTATGAACTGCAATGATTACAAAGAGGATCATGAGCCTGAATGCACTGGTTGGGACGGCTTTGATCGTCGATGTGACTGCGGTAACCGTCGCGTATCATGGGACATTGAGAAGAACCTCGATGGTACCTTCGCCGCCTGGGCCCGAGCCTACTGAAAAATAAATGAAAATCACAGCATTTTATCCTTTACAAGCTTCCCACATTTTGTTATAATAATTCTGTAAGGCAATCAATTAACCACAAGACAAATATGAATACCAATCGTTCCACTAATTACCTCAAGACAATTGTCAATGACCAATCTGCAACAGCTGAAATCCGAAGGGTGCAGGCATCTGCACGAATCTTCAATCTCGAGCAAAAACTGATGCAGGAAAAAAATCCAGCTCACATTCGCCTTGTTCAACGTGTTGACCGTTTTGGTCGACTTGGGAAGAATAATCCTGCAGCTGTCGGTTACCGCGAGCGTGCAGAGAAGCAGAGGCGCAATTATAACTATGGTGCCAACCCTTATCAGCGCATTGCAATCTCTGATGCTGCAACGGTTGACATTTACATTCGCACAATTCATCATGAGTCATGCGCACGTCGGCAATTTGTTAATATGACCACAGGTGAACTCTATTACGCTTAATCTTTATATGAATGAAACACCGCTAATACCAACCGCAGCTTTCGATAGGAGTGCAGCACTCCCAGACTCTAGGTATATTTTTAGCGGCAACTATGTGATATTTACGCGCCGCCGATTTGTTTTTCACATCACCTTTGGCCGAAGTTATGCTAACATGACTCTGATTGAAGCACGGCGTAAACTTAAAAAATACTATACCAAAGGTGAACAGAATGACATCCTGCATTATCTCAAAACCAACAACATTTTAAAAGCATGACCAATGGGATTCAGGTGGTAGCAAACTACAAAGCGTCCATGATGGGTGGAATGGAAATCGTTCAAGTTTATCTTAAAACTGATGAAGGTGAAATTACCTTGAGTAAGAAGCAATGGGATGAAATCAAAACAACTATGGCTGGGCATCGCAAGAGTGGATATTCAGAAGAGTTTGATGGTTATACTCCACACACAGCAGCTTTTTGGAATTAAGAAAATATACATATGACAGAAGTAGAAATTTATTTTAACGTAGACAAGCAGCATCGCTTTACTGAAACAGAGGATGCAGATCGTGAGTTTGCATTGTGGTACTATAGCGACAAAACTGGAGAGGCTGCTGCGGAAGAAGCCTTTCACATTTCAAATGCTCCAGATGAATTGCTGACTGATAAGCAAAAACACATCAGACTCCGTTGGAAAGGTCGTTCACTATCCATTGGTGATGTTGTCGGTCTAATTGAAAAATCAGATGATCAAATAGTCACTCAACGGTACCTGTGCTGCAGCTGTGGATGGAAACAAATTTAATATGACAGACACTATTAGAAAAGCAATTTTATCTTCAGGATTTTTGATATGCCCGGGATGCAATGGCGAAGGAGAAATTGGTTGTTGGAGCGGCCATGAATCATTTTCAACATGTTATTTTTGTGCAGGACATGGAATGATTCGATCCTTAAAGAAAGTAAAACAAAGGAAAGAATGTATAATTTGTCAAGGGAAAGGATGTCTGGGCGGTTGCAACCACAGAGGATATCACGAATGGGAAAGTTACGAATTGGTATGAAACATTACACAGCAGAATGGTTACTAGTACTTGCACTAATTACATTGCTTATTACAGCATTTTTAGTTGCTCAACAAAGAGATGATCTTAAAGCCGAAGCGGTAAAGCGTGGAGCCGCAGAATGGGTTGCCGATTATAATGGCATCACCACATTTAAATGGAAAGAAAAACAATGAAACCGATTACACTATACCTAATTCGCCATGGGCAGAGCGAAGGCAATGTTAATACTCAAGTCTATTATGATAAGAATGATTGTGATATCGAATTGACTGCGCTGGGTCACTCTCAAAGTTTAGGCGCCGGTGCAGAGCTAGCACGCATGATTGACCACACTGCACCAAGGATCATTTGCAGCGCATACATGCGTGCTAAGCAAACTGCAAGCGGTATATACAGTGTATTGGCAGAAGATCATCAACCAAGCCTACAAGAGGATGTATTGCTACGAGAACGAGAGTGGGGTAGCCTGCGAACAGTTGTAGATAATCGACACCTCAAGCGTGAAGAACACTTTAACTTTTATTATCGTGCACAAGGTGGAGAAAGCTTTGCTGATGCCTATACACGTGTAGTGTTATTTTTCCAATGGCTGGAGCTCCGTCGGCTGCGCAATCCACACGATGACAGCCCAATCGTCATTGTTTCACATGGTGAATGGATCCGCCTTGCATTGATGTATCTGGATGGAAATACTGTTGAGTACTTTACAGTCAACCGTAAGAATCCAAAAAATTGTGTTATTCACACGCGCACACTATCATAAAGTCCTTTACATTCTCAAGAAAATATATTATAATAAATCGTAATGAAAATTAAACATACAAAAGAAACTCTAAAAACCGCACTGCAAGCCGGTGCGCACTCTGTAACCTTTACTAAGCTGGATGGTTCTGTTCGCGAAATGATTGCTTCACTGCATGCATCGGATATCCCAGCTGAGCATACACCCAAAGGAACTGGTATGGCCAGTGATGGTGCAGACGCTCCATTGCGTGCATATGATATTCCAAATGCTGGATGGCGCAGTATCAATGTTAGCACAGTTACCAGCGTGATTCCATTCAATAACGCATGAGCATTCAATTTAAAGCAGGGCGCGTATTAGCGCCTGACAGCAAATGGACTGGAGAAGAACCGGATTGGCATGGGTGGGAAAAGTGGGACACTGAAAAGTTCTATCGTACTCGTCAACGTGCATTGCAATTCTATAACTATTATCTTGATGCGACATCAATGAAGCCGATGGTGTTAGGGTGGATGAAGAAGGAAGGTTACTCCCAAACCGAGATCAGTACAATTAAAGACGCCAGTCCAAATGTATTGCCAAGTACTGTCGGCAAACTTGTACGCTGTCTTGAGCACGGTATGCCAAGCCTTCATCCTGAAGCGCACCAATACTTTGCGGCATTGCCTTTTCATGAACATCCACCAACCGCTAAGGATGACCGTATCATAGCAAAAAGTGAAATTAACAATGCTCTTGCCGTATTGAGTAATGCCAAGTATGTTGCTGCTCAAGAAAACAATACACCTAAAGCATATGTACCGTCTCCATTGGAGCGTATTAAAAATAAAGTTGAAAAGGAAATTGTTGGCGCACTACTTGATCCGCTGCTTGATGCATGGTGCGATACAAGTGTTGAGGTTGCAACTGTTAATCTTGTAAGTTACTTGCGTGATGGCAAGGTACCAACCCAAGGCTGCAAGTTTATCCTTGAATGGTTGAACGCAGTACATGCTGAGTATAATGGTGCTTATACCAAAGAAGACGCACAACTGGTTGAAGGGTATAGTTACCTGTCACGCGCCGATTTGCGCAAGATTGTCAAGAACCTTGAAGTTATGATTGGAGATGTCAATGCGCATGCCAAGATTAAGGTTAGCATGCGCAAGCCGCGCGTTAAGAAGGTTAAGGATGCAAGCAAACAAGTTGCTAAACTTAAGTACCAAACCAACAGCAGCGAATATAACATTGACAGCATCAATCCATCACGTATCCCTACAGCTCAGCGATTGTATGTGTTCAATACCAAGACGCGTCAACTAGGTGTATACTTTGCAAAAGGAAGTGCTGGTTTTGAAGTTAAAGGCACTAGCATCAATGGTTATGACGCTGCTGCTAGTTATATTGCCACTCTGCGCAAACCTAAAGACCTGCTAAATGCGGTACTAAGCAATGCACCAAAGGCACTTGATAAAACGATTGAAGCCGCTAAGTTGAAAAAGAGGCCTGCAAATGGCCGATTCAACCAACACACTGTCCTACTTAAAGTAGTTGAAAACAAGCTATAATGACTGAAGAACTACATATTAAAGTATTAAGCAAGCAAGAATTTGCATTGCAAATTGAGAGCCGTGTCAAGCGCAAAGAAATGGGTTACCTAGAAGCCATCATTGACTATTGTGACTCCAACGGATTGGAAGCCGCTGATGTACACAAGTTGGTGGTTGGCAGTCTTAAGGACAAACTTGAAGCAGAAGCACAGCGCAATAATTTATTACCCAAATCATCTACTGGAATCTTTGCGTGATTTGTTTGTCTACTGAAACTGGAGTTGCACCGTTTGATGTGTGGAGTATCTATACAGCAATCAACCTGCATTTTAAAAAAGGTGGGAGCTATGATGCATTCAAGTTTAACTTTAAAGGCCCGCGACTAAAGCGCGAAACCTTTATGACTAATCGTAACCGCTACTCCTTTGAAAAATTAGCACGTGCTTATCCCAAAAAGAATGACTTGATTTGCTACTTTACGAGCAATGTGATAGCTGGCAATGTATGGATCAACAACATGAATGATAGCGTTTATGCTGAATGGTCTTCACGCATTCAATCATTGGACTATCGCTTTAACTCTGAAATGAGCGATGCAGCATTGCTTGCTGAGCGCAATGGTTATTTGTTTGACCAACTCTTTAAGCCGCGTGATAAGAGCGAGGTGCCTGCAATCTATAAACTATATCAAGCTGAAAAAGTAAGCCTTGAATCATTGGTAATACTAGACAATCTACTCAACTATACTAAGAGTATAAATAACAATCTTAGTGATCCGCTCGAAATATCAAGTGATATTTCACACCGCGTCATTAAGTATAAACCTTTTCTACGTTCAGAAATGAATGTAGAAAAACACAAAAAGGTTGTAATTAATTTGTTTACAAGTGTAAGCAAATAGATTATAATAAAACACAACGCAATACAAAACAACACACTGTAAATAATATGTCATTTGAACAACTAAAACAAAATCGTTCCGCCGCAATTAGCAAACTTGTTAATGCAGCAGAAAAAGTCGGTGGTGCAACCAAAACATATGGCGATGATCGTCTATGGGCACCAGCAGTTGATAAAGCAGGCAATGGTTATGCAATCATTCGTTTCCTTCCAGCCAAAGAAGGTGATGACCTGCCATGGGCACGTTTCTGGGATCACGGATTCAAGGGGCCAACCGGTCGTTGGTATATTGAAAACAGTTTGACTAGCATTGGTCAACCTGATCCCGTTAGCGAAATCAATAGCATTCTATGGAATAGCGGTAATGAAAAGGACAAGGAAATTGCACGTGACCGCAAGCGTCGCCTGCATTATGTATCCAACATTCTGGTGATTAGTGATCCTGCAAATCCAGCCAATGAAGGCAAGGTTTTCCTCTATAAGTATGGAAAGAAAATCTTTGATAAAATCATGGATATTATGCAGCCGCAATTCCAAGACGAGACACCAGTCAATCCATTTGACTTTTGGGCGGGAGCAAACTTCCGTTTGAAGATTCGCAACTTTGAAGGTTATCGTAACTATGATAAGAGTGAATTTGACAAGGCGAGCGAATTGTATAATGGTGATGAAGCGCAACTTGAGGAAACCTATGGGCAACTATACACTTTGAGTGACTTTACCGATCCAAGCAATTACAAGTCATATGCTGAATTGAAGCGTAAGCTTGTTGAAGTTCTTGGTGCAGAAGCAGCTGGCACATCACATGAAAGTGAAAGTGTCGAAGCTCCAGCACGAAGCGTTGTTGGTCGCACTGTTGAAGCAGCTGAACCACAACGTACTGTTCAAAGCAGCTATGAAACAACTGAAACTGTTACCAGCTCAGCATCTGATGATGACGACGATGACAGCCTTAGCTACTTTGCTAAATTGGCTCAAAGCTAATCTATAAAAAATCTAAAATGCGCAAAGGGTTTGTTATCCTTTGCGCATTTTAGTATAAATATGATGAGACTGTATGAAACCGTATATTAGAGTATTTAGCATTGGTACATGCAAAGATTGTGCAGCTTATCATCAGATCGTACATGAGTTTGCAATGCAATATGACATTGAATATGCTATAGTTGATGTTGACCGTGAAGAAAATTTGCATGAAATATTGCAACGAAAACTGCAATATATTCCTTCTACTCTGATATTCAAAGATGGCGTTTTATCCCACCAAGCTGGAGAAATATTAACAAAAGAATCACTATATAAACTTGTGTATGATATTTGAAGAAGGCTCTTTTGATTTTGGTTTTACTGCGGTTCATGAACTTGAACTTGAAAGTGTTCAGGCTGCAGCAAATAGCAATGCGGTTGCTCAAAACAAATTAGAGAAAATGTATAAGGCAATACTCCCACTGTTGGATAATCTTAAAAAGAATCCAGAAAAGGACTATATTTTTTGGCCACAACGAATGGACAAAATAGAAAAGTTTGAGCGGATGATTGAAGAGATATACAACGGCTAGCCTGCATATACATTGCTACT